AGATGAATTAGGACTAAAAGTTCCTTCTTCATAGTCGTCCAAAAGATTACTTGAAGGGTTGCCTGACGTTGCATAAGCATTAAAGTTAATACCTTTACCTGACGGTATTTTTACTCCAGTGCTATCTATTTTAGCTAACTGAGTATTGTTACTATAAAATGAAAATCCTGTATTTGCAGTTTCCCAGAAAGTACACCCATTAGCACCACCATAACCTGAATTGTTTGGGCCATTAATCCATATTTGAAAGTTTTGCGTTGGTGTTTGCAACGCATATGCTGTGTAACTTGAGTTTGTTTCTGTATTATTGTTAATAACATAAGCACTGGCAGCACTTTGCTCAACATAAAGTTTTGCAGTTGGAGTACCTCCAATACCTAATCTTCCAGCAGAATCTAAAACCATTTCAGTACCAGTAGCACCAGCTCCCGGACCAAAAATCATTTTATTCTGTGCATGTGCGTATTGAATATATCCAGCAAATGGATCTGAACTGCTAGTTCCGTCAGCAAAGTATATATTTCCAGTGCCAGTGGTACTTGTGTAAATAGTCATACCAGCAGCTGACTCAGTACCATTGCCAATAACTATATGATTTGCACCACTATTAAGGTCAGTTGGAGCTGTATTCCCAATACCAAGACTTCCTGTAATATTGACTCCAGTACTCATAGTTTCGAGCTTTTTAAGGTTGTTATGAAAAAGCTCTACTTCTCCGTCTTTAACACCTTTTAAAATTCCATGAGCTTGACCGTCTAGTAACCAGATAGAATTACCAGTTCCAGCGTAAAGATAGCCTTTAATATTATTAGAATTATCTTTTAATCTTACTTGTGTATCAACAGCACTTGAACCATAAACATCAATTCCACTTGCCTGAGTAGCAAACTTTATAGTGCCATCATAATACAACTGTACTTCTCCATCTGGAATAGCAGTTATCATTTGCTCTCCACCAATACCGTCTATATATATTTTTCCGTTTAGAGTTCTTATAAAGTTATCAGCTTGGTTGTGAAAGATTTGCAAATCCGCTCCAGTACCTACTTGGTAACTCATATCATCTGGAATACGAACTCCAGTGTTTAATGTTTCAAACTTTTTAGTGCCATTCCAATACAGCTCTACGGCTCCATCACCAGTAGCAACAACCATATTTTCTGGATTTGCTCCGTCAGTATCAGCGTGTTGTATACTAAAATTAGCAGCAGATATAATTTTTATATCATTACCTGTGGTGCCTCTAAGTTGACTTACGTTATTTCTGTGAGATATTTGTAAATCATTATTAGTTCCAACAACAAGAATATTACTACTACCATCAGAATCTGGTAATAATATATTATTTGAGTTAGTTTGTAAATTACCGCCTAGCTGTGGTGATGTGTCATCTATTAAATCTACGTTTGCAAGTTTAGTTCTAGCTATCGCTGCACTTTGATTTATATCAGCATTAACGATTTCGCCATCTTTAATGCCTTCTTGTAAAATTTTTGTTAATGCCATAATTTATGCTGCCTGATAAGTAATACCTAATATGATGCTAAAACTGGTATCTTCGTTAGTGCCCAAGGCATACCAACTTTGGCTGTCTCCAGATGCATAGAGATATAAGGTACTTGTATTAGAATTTTTATAAGGAACGACCCATGTGTGGTTGCCACTAAAATTATAATTTTCTAGCATACAACTACCAGTAGTAATAGCATAAAGACTATTTGGAGAAGCAAAAGGTAAGCCTTGGATTTCCCATGTTCCACTTGAAGTTGTACTAGCTATATCGCAGTACATCCGAATGTGCACAGTATTACCTATTTTTGTATAGTTTCCGTAATTGTAATTGTAGGTTGTTGTTCCACCAGAGTTTGCACCTTGCCAATTAGGAGTCCAAGTACCTTCCTCATAATCGTCAAGTAACTGATCGCTACCCGAACCATTAACATCAAACTGAATACCATGACCAGAAGTCCCAATAACTAAATCACCGTCAACAATTTCAACTTCATTTTGTCTTATTTGTACTCGATCATTAGAAGCAGCACCTAATCTAAGTTCTTCACTACCATGACTGTATTGAATGTAACCAGCATACTCTGCTGCTCCGTCTGTGTCTGAATCTGCAAAGAAAATATTACAGTTATTGTTACCAGTAGTAGCTATAGTCATTCCAGTATTAACACCAGATTCATATAGAACTAATCTATTAGCGTCACCGTTCCAGGAACTAGGTGTTGTAGTACCCATACCTACAAGACCGTTTTCGTCAAAGGTAACAACAGTTGAACCGCCAGTACCAAAATACATGCGATTAGTATTGTGTTGATACTGAAGAAAACCTCTATATTGTGCAGCACCACTAGTACCATCTGCAAAAAATATATTTCCATCATGACTAGTGCCTGAATATACAGTTATACCTGTTTGGTCAGTACCGTTACCTATAACCAAATCATCAGCATTAGCATTTATAGATGGGTGAGTAGTTGAACCTACTACTAATTTGTCTCCTATAGCAACACCACTAGCTGTAGTCTCAAACTTTTTACCGTTGTCGTAATAAAGGTTTACGCCTCCATTTGCATTAAATCTAACACTTTTTTCGTCAGCATTACCATCATAAGCACTAGCATATTTAACCTCAAGGAATCCATACCCACCTTGTTCGCCAACTATATCCCACGTTCTAGAATTACTACTACCAGAGTTTTGAGGCCATCTAACAACACTTGTAGAAGAACTAAGTAGCACATTTGAAGCAGTTAAATTACCTGTAACAGTTGCACCAGCACCTGTAGTCTCAAACTTTTTAATTGCATTATGATATAACTCTACTGCTCCATTATTTATACCTCTTATTAAATAATCACTACCACCGTCACCAAGTAAAGTAATTTCTGAACCATTGGTTACTATATAGATATTACCATTACCAGTTTCATTAATATACGAGTGATCATTAGAACCATCGTGATAAATTTCTAGGTCATTCCCTGCACCAAATCTTGCTTTAATATTGTCATTAAAATCAACACCTGTTGCACCACCTACTACTGTATCTGTAGTCTGGTCAACCCAGTCTAAATTACCACTACCATCTGTTTTAAGAACTTGGTTAGCGTTACCATCTGTGGTTGGAAGTGTAAGTGTATAGCTTGCACCAGCACTATGAGCAGGGGACTTGATCTTTACACCATGACTGTTTTGTGAGCAGTTAAGTTGTAATGTACCATCGTTACCACTAGCACCTTTGACTTCGATAACACCTGTACCATTTGGTGTAAGCTTGATATTACCGTTTGTTGTGCTTGTAGTTATCTCGCTAGATTGTACATCTAAGTTACCACCAAGCTGTGGGGTTGTATCGTATATAATTTGAGGAGCTTCCCACTGTGCAGCTGCACCAGAGCCTTGACTTGTTAGTACCTGTCCATCTGTACCATAGTTAGCACCACCAAGACCAATTTGTCCATCTTCGTTAATTCTAAACTTTTCACTACCATCTAGGTTAACAACAGCACGTGAAGTAGAGTTGTCGTCAAATACATCTACATTAGAGTTACCTTCAACAATCCTGTCAGAAGCTGTTGTAGCTGCTTGCTCTATAATAAATATACTAGATCCATTAGCAGGGGCTGTAGCAAACTTAAGTGTAGCTCCATCTACACAGTAACCTTCTGCACTACCAGCAATAGTTGTACCAGCGTTTGGTTTTTGTACAACACCATTTACACTAACAATTAAGTTCTGTGCACTAGCTGGTGTGACTGACATACTAAAGTCAGTACGGTTGCCGTCTACACTTTCAGATATAGTAACTATATTGTTTGGTGCAGCAGTGCCTCCACCGCCTCCACCACCAGATACAGTATCCCAAGATAAAACTCCAAGGCCGTCTGTTTTTAAGAACTGACCATTGTCTCCGTCGTTTACAGGTAAAGTAAGAGTATAGCCTGCACCAGCACTGTGAGCTGGCCCTTTTATAGTTACGCCATGAGTATTATTTTCACAATTAAACTTTACTGAGGCAGGGTTATTGTTTCCCTTTATTTCAACTTTTCCAATTCCGTTAGCTCTAAATATTATATTACCATTATTTACACTGGTCTGTAATTCTTTATCTTGTACATCTAGGTGGCCACCAAGTTGTGGTGTTGTATCTGCAACAACGTCAAAGTCAACACTGTTACCAGAAGCTGCTGTAATACGGCCTTGTGCGTCTACAGTAATTGTTGGAATAGATGTAGATCCACCATAACTACCAGCTGTTACAGAGGTGTTTGCTAGTTGATCTGCACCAACTGCATCATCTTTTATCTCGCTAGTTCCTACAGAGTTTTCAGCTAAATGTGCATCCGTTAAATTATCATTTGCTAAAAGATCTTTTATTTCTGTAGATGTCTGATCGTCTTTTGCCCCAGTATCAATGTTTTGTAATTTAGTTTTTTCTGCATCCGTAAAAGCATTAGTATTGCTTTCACCTTCATATAAAGATTTTATTTCTGCCCCTGTCTGATCATCTTTTGCTGACTCTTCAATCGTATCTAGTTTTGTTTTATCAGCAGCTGACAAAGATCCAGCATTAGAACCAGACGCTGTTTGCAGTTTTGATCCAGCAATATTTGCACTTGCATTTATATCTGCATCGACAATACTACCATCTTTTATTTTTGCAGATGTTATAGCTCCATCTGAAATATCATTAGTTAAAAATGGTTTGTCTTGCAATTCATGTATTGCATATAAAGCCTGTTCTGTATTTGCATTTAAATCGGTTGCTCTAATAGATGAGCCTGGCTGATAAAATGCTTTAGGATCATCATCTCCACTTGATTTACCTACAGTCGTTTCTCTAAAAACTCTAACAACTACACCATTTAAAGGTGCTCCAGCATTTGTGCCTGTTGTAGTTTGTAAATCTGCGTCAAGACTAGTGCTATTAAATTCTATTCGTGTTGGGTTAGTGGAAGTATTTACTGTGTATTTAGTTGTTGCTTGCACTACATTATTAAGTGCAACTTTTACATCTTCAGTTTGTAAGATTGGAAAGGTATAGTTAAAATTTTTATTAGAACCATTACCTGTCGAATCATCATATGTTGCTGTCATGTTTCCGTCAGGGATTAATTGACGGGTGGATTATTTGTTACGTAGATTTAAAATTGCTTCTCTACTTTTGATTCTGTAATTACCAGTTTTTTTTAATGATTTCAAATTATCTATTCTTCTATTATCTCTTTCTTTAATAAGCTGTTTAACTTCTGGATGGTTACGTATTTTATTAAATGCTTTTCTTTTTGCTATTTGAAAAATTCTTTTTATTTCAGCGTTATGGACATATGCTTTCATAGGATCTCTACCACGATTGCCATTGTTCATATCAAACATCATTTGATTTAAAGAATTTATTATTTTTGGATTATCAGCTAACTCATTAAGTTGTGCTTCTATATTTTGTTCACCTATAGCTTTAGCAAATAAAGATCTGACTCTTGCATTTTTACTAAAATCTATACCTTCGTATGAATATGTTGTTGTTCTTAAATCATATCCACTATCAAATAACAACTTTCTACCTTTACTGTAATCTAAATTTACTGTAAAAGGACTAAACATATTAAATAAACGTGTAGGGAAGTCCCAGTTTCTTATTGGTTTACCTGTAAGAGTGTCATATTTTGTAGGTAATTCAAATGCTGCTACACCCTCTAGATATAAGTTTCTATTTCTAAACGACTGTAAAAGACCAGAGTTAATCTCTTTCATGTATGGATTAAATACTTTACCTAATTCATTTCTAAGAGATGATAATGGAATTGTATTATTAGCAATACTTGCAATAATTCTTTCCATAGAACCTGGTTTACCAGCAAATAAATCTACAAATTGTTGCATACTTGCAAGATATGACTTACTTGACAAACCTTGCATAATAACTATTGATAGTTTTCTGTATTGTTCTTCTGTCCACTCAGGACCCATTTGTTCATAATGATCACCAATATCACCAATAGTAGAAAGTATTAGGTTAAATGGTTCAAATGAATCATATCCTACCCACACATCTCCTATTTTTATACTTCTTGGCCTCCAACCAGCATCAATCCAGGTCTGTCTTTTCTGCCTATCAGCTGGTCCGTTACCAGTTAGCCCACCATTGACATAGTGCATATTTGCTAACAGTATCAAACTACTACCAATAGCTATTCTACCTTGTCTTAATGCTTTTGCATTTGCTAAATCTTGTGCATTTCTAATGCCATATATAGCTAAATCACTTAAATTATCTGGTGTAGCCTTCATTATATCTCTAGACTCTTTAACAAGTCTATTAAATAATGGTGTATGTTTTGCAGTTAATGCTAAACCGTTCATACCAGTTCTAGCAAATAACAAAAATGGTTTTGTCCAGGGACTTGATTCAAATGCTGCATCTAATTTTGCAGAAAAACCTTGCAATTCATTTGTTAATGTTGCCTCTTTTTTTGCATATAAAGCTGCTTCATCAATGATATTGCCATCGCCATCCATGATTTGTTTATAAAACCTTTCTTGTGCTTCCTTTAACATTTGTGGTGATATTTCTGTAACCTTACCAGCATTAAAAAGATCCATTGCTTCACGCATTGCTCTTTCTTTTGCAGTAGCTCTAGCTAATATCAATCCAAATGCATCGTCAGTTGCACCCATTATTTTTGTAGAATAGGTTAAAAACTTATTATCATTTAGTGCTCTAGTACCATTAGCAATATGAAATGCTAATTTATCACCATCTGTAGCTCTACCACTATTTTCTATCCAGTCAGTGTACATAGCCCACTGTTCATCACCTTTTGTAAATTGGTTAAATCTTGTTTTTACAGTTGCTATATCACCAGACCAATAACCATTTAGGTTATGTCTAAATAGTTCCCAGGCTTCTGGTATAGATTCTCGCATAGCATTCATGGCTGCCATAGATGCTCTTAATGTTGCACCATCACCACGTATACCAGCACCGACTGCCATTGATAAAGGACGTAAAAATGTAGCTGCACCAGTACCCATAATTGCTCTCATAGGAGTTTTAGGACCACTAAGTACACTATTAACCATTACCTTACCTAAACCTTTGACTATCAATCCTTGTTCAGTCTTACCTTTTATTTTACCGCCTCTAAATTTTTTTCTAATATAATTATCGTAATCATTAAGTGTATGTATTTCACCAGTAAATGATATGGCTTCCTGTATTGCTTTAAACAAATCATCATTGTCGCTTGTACCAGCAATCTCATAAGCTAACTTGTGTGCTGCTTTAGATTCAGCCATTTGTTTATTAACAGCTTCAAATACTTCAGCTTTAGACTCTTTCGTAAATACTTTTCCAGCTTTAAAATCAGAAAACTTTTTAGAATGAGTCATTTTTGACAATTTAACTTGCGTTAAACCAGCAATAACTTTGTCATATGTTGCTTTAGCTGGACCATCTACATCAGTAAGATTTGCATAATTATATAATTCTCTATTTGTAATACCAGAATCCCTTATTTCTTTAAGTAAAGATCCTATAACTAAATCAGCAGCTGCAACATTTTTAGGATCCCATACTGCAAACTCATCAGGTGTTCCTGTATTAACAGTTGTTTTACCACGATTTAATAGGTCCCAAAACTCATCAGCTGTAAGCTCACTAGTATTTCTACCTTCCATTATTTGTTGTGCTAACTCTACAGAGTCTTGCCATACTTTATGTAATGGAATATTTTTTGCTCTTGCAGCAGCAACTTCTTCTTTTACTCTTGCATCACTCATATAAACTTTCATAAGTTTAACAAGTTCTGCCTCTGCCATTTCACTTGTTCGTTTCATACGATCTAGTGATACTGGTGTTGTTACAGAGTCAGTAGAACCACCTTCTGCACCATATTCTGTTCTTATTCTTTTTAACTGTTGTTTTACATTATATAAAGGACCAGTGGATGTAGGTGCAGCCTGTGTAGGACTTGCAAGATTTTTATTTTTATATGCACCAAATCCTGGTAATTGTAGCTGTTCTATTCCTTTTTCTGCTATTTGTGCCTGTACACTTTCGTTTCTAGCTAATACTTTAGACAACTCTTGTTCATCAATAATATAATCTTCAGTATTAAATAACTCTTTTTGTACAACACTTAATTCGTTTGCTGGTACTTTTCTAACACCTCTTTTTAGTGCCATGCCAGCAGCATCAAACAATATTCCAATACCCATACCTTCTACAACATTTTTCAATGTTTTCATAGCAGGGTGGTCAGTGTCTTTTGTAGAAAAGGGTGTATCTAGTAATCCAAAATTATCTCTTAATACAGCTAGACCATTGTCATCTTGTGAGTACCGTGATACTAAATCTGACGTAGCACCTATTGCTGCACCTCTTACTAAACTACCAGCTACAGTTGTAGCAGCTCCTACACCAGCAGCTTTCATTGCTGGAATTATACCAACTGCTAACGATCCAAAATGGACAAGTCCTCGTAAGGCTCCTCCCCACCATGTTTTGGTTTCTATTGGATTTTCATCATTTACAAATGCATCATCCCATTCAGGCTTATAACCTTCCTCAGTTTGCATTTCTTCTTCCATTTCGCCGCTGAACATATCAATAGCTCTTTCTGGAAGTGTTACTAGAGAAGAAGCTGTGTCTTGTAAACCACCACCTATTGCAGATGTAACTTCTTTAGCAAAACCTCTCACACCACCGAAGCCTTCTCTATTTCTAGGATCTTCAGCATCAGCAGCAATTCTTTCTTCTTCCTCTAGTTGTTGAGCTTCCATTTGTTGTCTCAACTGTTCTTTTCTTTCTTCTTCTTCTCGTGACTCACGGATTTCTTCTGAAAAATCCTCAAATCCTGTATCAAAAGAATCAAAATTCATATTTGAATTCATTTCATTACCTTAGTAATTACATTGTTATCTTCTATTAGAAGGTCTATCCATATTTGCAACTTCTTCTTTTCTTTTTTCAATTTCTCGTAAGAAACTGGAGAATCCTTTTCTAGTAGCTTTAAACTGTAAAGGTTCTGCGTATCGTAAAAAATCACTAACAAACTTTTTTCCACCTGGTGTTTCTAACCAAGGTGTTTGATCTCCTCTTAATTTTTTAGATCTTCTAGATTTAGTATCACTTAAATTAGGTTTATCTTTTTCAATAACAATTTCTTTACCTAACGGAAAATCTCTATCTAGTATAGCTTTACCTTCAGGTGTAGCATAATAATCTTCTACCTCTTTTATAAGAAACTGTACATCATTGTATGAGATGTCACCATCTACTGCTAATAAATCAATTTTAGCCCTATTAACACGTTCTTGATCTGGGTGTACTAATAATTTACTTCTAATATATTCTGGTAATTCATCGAGTTGTTTTTCAATTTCAGACTTCGGTATTTCATCTTTACCAACTAATGATGCTTGTTGCCTTGCAATATGAGTAGCTGACACATGTGGGTAGTTTGTGCGATTATGTTGATTGGCTATAAGTTGATAAATTTCTGGTAAATCTTTACCATCAGAATCTATAAATCTACTAAGATAATCTTCTGTGCCTGGTA